AGCAACGCGTTGATCTTCGACTCGGCCGCGGCGCGCTTCGACGCCTTCACGGTGACGGACCCGTTCAGGTAGAAGTTTGTCGTGGTGCACGCGGCGACGTAGACGAGGGTCCCGAGCGGACGGCGCGCCTGGATGTACGTGTCGACCGCAGTGACGACGGCGGCCGCGGGGGCGCCGGTCGCGGTGGCGAGGTAGACGGTGACGGAGGGGTCGCCCGCGGTCTGGTCGGCCGCGACGTCCTCGGTGACGCCGACGCGGTTGATCGTGGCGTCGGCGTCGAGCGCCCATTTCCGATAGGCGTCGGACGGGCCGGTGCTGACGAGGGTCGCCCACTTGAGCCCGCACCGCGCGATCAGCTTCTCGTCGCTCTCGTCGTCGGTGCCGGTCTGCGTGATCCACCCGGTGCCGGACGCGGCGGAGAGCGCGACGCCGGGCACCTCGGTCACGAGCTGCAGGTCGGACGCCTGGACGTTGCCCTGCGTGCCGACGTCGTCGCAGGCGATCGACGCCGTCGTGCTCGAGGAGGCCGACAGAGTGACGAGCGCGGCGTTGCGGAAGATGATCGTGGGGTCGACGCGCGAAGTCACGATCAGATCGCCGACGGCCCACGACTGCGGGGTCCCGGCGGACTCGGTGAGGGTCACCGTCCCGATGGTGTTCACCCCGAGCTCGCGGTCTTCGTCGAAGACGTCCTTCGCGTGGATCGTGAGGACGTCGCCCCGCGCGTCGGCGGTGACGCCCGACTTCGCGATCCCGGCGACCTTGACGGTCAGGTCGGAGAGGATCTCGGCGTCGGCCGCGAGGGTGGCGTAGGGCTCGTCCGTCGGGCCCCACGACTCGGTGGGCAGATTGAAGTCGGGGAGCGCCAGGATCGCGATCTGTTGCTCGAGCACCTCCTCGCGCGTCAGGGCGGTGGTGAGCTCCTCGTACGTCGGATCGGCCATGGGTCAGGGGCTCAGGAGGAGGGAGGTGGTGACAGAGGAGGCGAGGAGCACGAAGCGGAAGGGCCCGTCCCCGAGCTCGAGAGCGATGTCGACCCGGAGCGTCTCGGTGACCGCCGACCACGAGACGGTGACGGAGGCGCCGAGTACCCGCTCGTCCTGCTCGCACTCGGCTTGGATCAGTCGCTCGATGGTGGGGACGTCCTTGTCGCGGATGCCCTCGAGAGCGAGGCCCATCAGGCCCGCCTTGCCGAAGCCGACGTCGGGTGCCCACCACAGCGACCCCTTGCCGACGAGCAGCCGTCGAGCGACCGCGTAGGCCACGACCTTGGGCCCGGTGACCCTGCGCCAGTAGGGGTCCATGTCGAGGCCGCCAGCGACGCCGATCGAGGCGATGCCGGTGCCGTAGTCGATGGCCATGGGTCAGCGCTGGACGCGAAGGGTCACGTAGAGATCGGCGTCGTCGGGGAACACGCGCACCTTGCTCGCGCCGTCGACCGCGCTGACGCGGACCTTCAGCAGGCCGGGGGCGGTGAGCGCGCCGGTCACAGCGCTTGAAAGGACCGCCGTCACGATGCCGCTCGCGGCGGTCGTCACGGTGGTGGTCTGGTCGGTCCACGTGCGGCCGTCCTGCGACGTCTGCACCTTCACGCTCGACCACGCCGAGAGGTCGACGGCGACGCCTGCGGCGAGGCACTGCAGGACGATCGTCTCGGTGAAGCCAACGATCACGATGTCGTCTCCGGTCGGAATGCGCGCGAGGGTGTGCGGTGTGGCGAGCGAGATCAGCCGACGGTGGTCGCCGCTTCGTAGGGTGAGCGTGTGCGCCGCGAGGGTGACGGCGATCTGGTAGGGGTGCGCCTGGTAGGTGAGCCCGTGCGCCGACGAGAGATCGTCGATCCGGTACTGCCCGGACGGGCCGGGGAATCCGGTGTGCGCATCGATGGCGGCGCCGAACGACGCGAGGGCCGAAGCGCCGACGCCAACGAAGCGCTCGGCGGCCGTGCCACTCGAGCCGAAGCCCGCGAGCTCGTGCGAGCCCGTGGTCCGGAGGGAGTGGTCCTCCGTCGCGGTGCCGGCGACGCCGAAGGGCGACAGCGCAGCCGACCCCGTCGAGGCGAAGCGCTCGGACCCGACACCCGCCGCCCCGAACGAGGCGAGCGCGTGGGTGACCGCCCCGACGATCTTCTCGGCCGCGCTCCCCGCCGCGGTGAACGGGGAGAGTGCGGCGGCCGCGGTGGCGGTGAAGCGCTCCGAGGCCGTTGCCGAAGCGGCGAACGGGGAGAAAGCCGCCGAGCCGACGCCGACGAAGCGCTCCGTCGCGGTCGCAGCCGCCCCGAACGAGGCGAGCGCGGCGGAGCCCGTCGCCGTGATGGTCTCGGTTGCTGCGCCGGCCGCCCCGAAGGGGGCGAGCTCGTGAGCCCCCGTGCCGACGGGCGCGCTCGTCTCGACGAGCGAGCGGAGGTCGAGCAGCACGGGTTACCTCTCAGCGGTGCGCGACGATCTGAAAGAGCTCGGTGCCGCTCGATCGGAGGAGCATCGGGAGGGCGATCTTGAGCGTGCCGTCGACGAACGTCGCCATCGTCATGCGCCCGCCGATCACCGCTGTGCCCTGCGAATAGCGGAGATACGCCCACTCGTTGAGCTGCCGCGCGAAGACGTTGTAACGGTAGAAGAGCTGCCCACCGTTCTGGCTGATGTAGAAGAATTTGCCGTCGGTCACGGTGCATGCGCCGTTGTAGGCGCCGCACGATCCGGTGGTGAAGGTCGGGCCGGAGCCGTAGACGGCCGCGTTGCTCCAGAGGCCGTTCGCGCCGCCGGCGATGTCGAGCACGTCGAGGGTGACTGCCGCACCGCCGCGAAACGTGTGGATGTGCGACCAGCGGAAGTTCCGGTCCGGGTCCTTCGCGCTCGCACCGTAGAGGTACGTGGTCGGGATCCCGAAGGGCGCGAAGGCCATGCATCCCGTCGACGCCGCGCCGCCGCGCACGCCGTAGGTCGTCGTGCTCCACGTGTCGCCCGTCTGCGCCGTGCCGATCGTGTCCTGCGCGTAGGTGAAGGTGCTGGTGGACGCGCTCGACCAGAGGATGATCTCGTCGGGGTACTCGATCACGAACTGGCACGTCGCCGAGGGCGTCACCGTCCAGTTGCCAGTGATCGTGTAGACCGGGCTCGCGCCCGCCGTGTGCGAGGTGATGCGGCGCCGCTGGCCGACGGCGGTCGGCGTGCCAGTGTCCTTGACGATGCGGATCACGAAGTTGCGGAACTCGTTGGCGAGCACGGTGGCGTCGCCCGAAGCGGCCTGGCCGGTGAGCGTGCCGGCCGCGCTCGCGGTGGCGACAAGCGCGTGGGCAGCTACGCCTCCGTCGCCGGCGCCGAGCACGAACCCCTCGCCCGGCTGGCAGTCGCTCGGCGTGTAGCCTTCGTCGAGGCACACCGCGCACGTGTCGGTGTTGATCGTCGCAGGGAGGTTGGTCGTCGCGAGGTTGCCCGAGAACGAGTTGGTCGCGATGTCGTAGTACTTCCACACGCCTGCCGCGAGCGTGCCCGCGCTCAGCAGGTAGACGCGACCGCTCAGGAGCTCGTAGCCGTCACCGAGCGCCGGAGTGAACGAGAGCGCCGAGTCGAGGATGAGCGTCGGGGTCGTGCCGCCGGTGTTGGCGAGGATCTTCCGCTCCTCGACCTTGCCGCTGCCGCCCGCCGAGTTGCCGATGATCCGGATCGTGAAGCCCGTTCCGTCGCCGCGGCCCGCGAGCATGTTGATGCCGACGGCCGCCGGAAGGGCGGTCGAGAGGACGACCTTGGTCGTCGTGCCGCCCGCGGCGAGCGTGCCGCGTGGGCCTCTCGATGGCGCGAACACGCAGCACGCGCCGGCTCCGAAGGTGCCCGCGAGCGCCGGCGAGCCGACGAGCGACCAGCCGTCGTTCTTCGTGTGGTAGCTGTTCAGGACCGTCGCCGAAGCGAGCTGGAACACCTGGTGATGGCGCAGCTCCGTGTTGCGCAAGTCGGCAGCCAGGCAGACGCCCGCGGCGTCAGCGTTCGGCACGGGCGCGAGCTGGCGCCACTCCGGGAGATCGAGAATGTCCTTCGCGCCGATCGTCGTGGCCATGTCAGGTGATCCTCGGGCGGATGCTGTTCGCCCACAGATTCCGGTCGGTGGACTGCAAGAGCGTGGGCTGGAGAGCGAAGCCGCCCATCTGCGCCAGGTTCGTCACTGTCGCGCAGGTCGTGACCGTTGAGCACGTGGTGACGGTCGCCAACGTCTGCGCGGCGTTGAGATCGACGGCGACACGAAGGCGGCCGGTGGCCGGCTCGCCCGCCATGCCGAGGGAGCGCTGCAGCACGCGGTTCGCCGACTTCAGCATCTCGCGCATGTCGGCGAGGAGCGCCTGCACGACGAGGCCGTATTCGTCGCCCATGACAACGGCGTTCCTCTCGACCGCAGCGTGCGCGCTTGCGTCCGTCGGATCCGAGAGGTTCACCCGCTGGCGGTTGACGACGTTCGCACCGACGGTGATCTCGGTGTTGTCGATCTTCTTACCGGGGCCGTCGGTCGCGACCTGAATGTATTGGTCGGCCACGGGTCACCCTCCCGGCACGCGCGAGACGGCCACGTCGAGCGCGTTGTCGATGTCGTTGGAGGCGAACGCGCCGCTGACCGTCTGCAGGACCCGCATGCCCTCCGGGGCGTCCGACGGCGTCACGTCGGCGCAGACCGCCGCGGACCATCGCCCATCGAGCTCCGCGGACAGCACGACGCGCGCGCCGCGGTGCTCGGCCATCCACGCGCGAAGGTCGCCGAGAGTGATCATCACGCCCCCTGACTGATCGTGAAGGCCGAGCACGACACGGTCGCGCCCGAGACGATCGAAGTGGTGTTGATCACGAGGTTGCTCGTCGCGGTGCCGACGCTGCCGTCCATGACGACCGTCGTCCCGTCGCTCTCGACCGTGCGATACCAGGCGGCGGTGCCGGTCGCGTTCGCCGAACTGTCGTCTGTGATCGCGTTCGCGGCCGCCGACCCGCCCGACGCCGCGGCGAAGGCGGACGCCCCGAAGCGGAGTTCGGCGAGGAGCACCTGTGCACCGATCGCGGTGTCCGCGTCGGCCGGCTGCGCGCCGTCGTAGATCCGCAGGTAGCCGCTGTTCAGGCGCGCGGCGACAGCATCGATCGCGCGGTTGCGTTGCGCGACCGCGGTCTTCGGATTCAGAGCCATGGGGGTCCTACTTCGCGACGTTCGTCACGGTCGCGATGCGTTGCGGGTTGCTGCCGTAGGTGAGGGTCCACAGCGCCGGCGCAGGCGCCGCGGCGTCGAAGAAGGCGAGGGCCGCGGTGGTGACGCCTGACGGGATCGACGCGAGCGCCGCCTTCAGGTGCGCGAGTCGGACCGAGCGGGTCCCGGTGGTGTTGCTCGTGGTGGAGTCGACCGAGACCGACACCGGCCACTGACGCGCGGCCGTGGCGGTGAGGGTGACCTTGTTCGCGTTGCCGTCGACCTTCACCTGCGCGTCGGTCGCCCCGCTCGCAAGCACGGTGTTGACGGCCTCGAGGAGCCCCGCGATGGACACGGTGCACGCGGCGACGGCTGCCATGGGTCAGGCGGTCAGGAGGACGGTCGAGAGGGCGGAGAACGTCGCGGGGTCTTCGGTCAGCAGCACGACGCCGCGCACGCGAGCGGTCGAGAGCCCGCCGCCGGGCATGCCGCTGGAGACGATGGCGTCGAGCTCGCTCCCGACCGTCGCCGGCGTCGAGTCGACCGCGAGAACGTGCAGCCCGCCCGCCGACGCGGCCGCCGACAGGGTCGAGAGCGCGGTGGTGACCAGATCCTTCAGGGCGAGGAGCGAGGCGACGTCGGCGGCGAGGGTGACGTTCGCGGCGAGGAGGGGCCCGGGGATGCTGGCGACGATCGCCGGGATACTGGCGAGCGCGGCCGCCGCCGCCGTGGTGAGCGACGCGGCGAGCGCGACCGGGTTCGGGGGAGACGCAGCCGTCGCGCCGTTGCTCGCGATCTGCGCCTGCAGCGACCCGATCCGCGTGACAAGGTCGGAGAGCGCTGGCGTGAGCGCGGGAACGGCCAGCGCGATCGAGAGGCAGACCGCGCCGATGGGCCTGCTGCCGACGTAGGTGACGCTCATCCGGCGGTGACCTTCGAGGAGCCCTTCAGGATGTAGCCGCTGACCGGGAGCGAGACCGGGGCGACCGCGGCGTACAGCGCCTTCACGGTGACGGAGTCGAGGAGCACCGTCACCGGGTCGCCGACGCGGGCCACGAACTGCGAGCCGCCGACGTGGATCAGCGTGCCCGCGATGTCGAGCTCGGTGACCGAGGCCGACTCCCACAACGTCGCGACCGGCTGCGAGGCGTCGCCGCCGACGAACTCGAGCCACACGCGCGCGCCGGCGGCGACCTTCGCCGTGATGCCGGGGACGCCGTAGCGGATCGGGACCTTCGTGACCGGCGGGACCTTCGAGCTCGACGGGCGCAATTCGAGGGTGCCGTCGGTGTTCTGCGAGACGACGGTGGCGGGGTAGGCGGCGAGGAGGTCGAGCCGGGGGCCGACGATGCGCTCGACGAGCGTCCGGACCGAGGCGAGGATCCCGCGCTCGGCTGCGCCGGAGTCCCACCACGCCTCGGAGCGGAGCGCCTGCGCGGAGATGCGGTGCCGGGCGAGGCCGACCCGCCGAAGCGTGGAGCCCGCGACCGCCACCGAGACGCCGGCGTCGAGGGAGAGGTCCTCGCCGGCGAGGTCGGCGGCGTCCTCGTCGCCGCGGTTGTCCTGCACGACGGCGGTCGTCGTGACGGTGGGCCAGGTGAGCGGCCCGACGTAGACGGTCCCGTCGGGGAGGATGCGCCACACCGCCGAGGGGGCGAAGACCGAGAGGAGGGTCTCGAGGGAGGCCGCGGCGGTGCTCCGGAGGCGCGCCCAGGCCGCGACGGGGAGCGAGAGGGTGGTAGCGTCGCTCGTCGGCGAAAGCGTCTCTCCGGCCGCCGTGAGGGTCGCTGCGACGACGGTGCGGAGCGTCGTCGACCGGAACCAAGCCGGGGCGAGGCGGCGCCCCATCCCGCCCTTGCCGCCGACGAGCCGGCATCGCTGCCGGTCGTTCCACGACTGCGACGTGACGACCGTGCCGACGAGGGACAGGCCGGCCCCCGAGAGGGTCAGCGTCCCGGTCGGTGCTGCGTCCGCGTCGACCTCGAGATCCGCCGTCCACGCCCCGCGAAGGGGCCGGAGCAGGGAGCCGGACATGACCGGCGAGGTGCCGAGGTTGAGCAGCGCCAAGGGGTCAAGGCTTCGCGGGGGTGGCGGAGGGAGGCTGCGGGAGCTGCGGGGAGGTCGTCGAGGCCGGGGCCGGACCCGCGCCCGACTTCGAGTAGGTGTCCGGCACGCCGTTCAGCACGTCGCCCTGCAGCGGCTTCGAGACGTTCAGCTTCAGCGGCGGCGCGTACTGGATGCAATCGATCGTGACGACGTACCCGAGCGAGTCCTGCCGCTCGGGGCCTTCCATGTCGGTGAAGACCGCCGTCGTGATGCCGCGAGCTGCGAGCCGCGGGTGCTTCACGGCGACAGGGGTGCAGCCGACCTCGCGCGTGGTGACGCCGCCGACGGTCTTCGTCTTCACGACGCCGCCCATCGACTTGTGGATGATCTCGACGGCCAGCGACTCGAGGACCGCGTAGCCCTCCTCGGCGGTGAACTCCTCGCCCCCGCCTTCGTGACCGGCGCGGAGCTCGATCGTCCACCGTCCGAGCTTGCGCCCTTGGAAGGTGAGCGCCGCGCCGTTCATGCCGGGGCTCTCCTTCACGTCGAGGTTGATCCCGACCTTCAGGCCGCGCACCTCGCACACCACGAGGCGCGGGTCGATGAGGATCCCGGCGATCTCGATCTGGTCGCCGGTCGGGTCGTTCGGCGGGAACGCGTGACGGGTCGCCACGGGTCACCCGTACGCCGCGCGGTCGAGGCCGCGCATGGTGCCGCGCTCGACAGCCCAGGCGAGATCGTCGCGGTCCATCTGCGTGCTCCCGTCGACGTGAACGTGCACCTCGCCGACCGAGGTCGACCGGGTGTTGCTCGTCGACGTCGAGGTGGTCGAGGTCGAGACGTTCGAGACCGCGGCCGCGCGAGCCGAGCTCTTCGCGTCCTCGATGCCGCCGACGAGGATCCGCTTGGTCTCGTCGCTGCCAGCCTCGTACCCCTTGCCGAGACCCTCGGCGGTGTAGAAGCCGATCTCGGCGAAGACCTTGGACGGCGACGCGATGCCGAGCGCCTTCTTCGCGGCGGTCGGGAGGAGGTCGAGGAGCCCCTTGATGTTCTTCAACAGCGCGGCCCAGGCGTCCTTGATGCCCTGCCACAGGCCGTCGACGATCGCGGTCCCGATGGTGACGGCCTTCTTCCCGAGGTCGGCGAACCAGGCGCCGATCGTCTTCACGGCGTTGATCACCCAGTTGGCCGCGCCGACCGCCGCGACGCCGATGCCCACGATGGGGACGGCGATGCCGGCGATCGTGGCGAGGAAGCCAGTAGCGATGGCCCCGCCGCGCTTCACCTCGGCCCACAGGAAGCGCATGTTGTCCTGCAGTGACGTGAAGGCGTCGACCACCCAGATCACCGGCTTGGCGAGGGTCGAGAGCGCGGAGACGATCTTGGGGACCGCGGTGATGAACTGCGTCAGGCCCTTCGAGAGCTTCTCGACGCCTTCGGGGGTCGCCCACTCGGCGAGCACGGCGCCGATCTTCGTGAAGGCGGTGTTGAGCCCGGCGATGATGCGCCCCGCGTTCGGCCCCTTCGGGTCGAGGTAGGCGAGGAGCTTCGTCAGCGACGCTTTGATCGGCGAGTCGTCCGCCGTCATGCGGAGGACGAACTGCTCGGGAAGGTTCTTCAGGCGCTGGATCAGGCCCGTCGTGGTGTTGGCGAACTTCTGGAGTTGCTCGCCCGCCTTGCTCGAGTTCGTGCGCTGGTTGATCGCGTCGAGCAAGCCGATGAGGCCAACGTCCGCGTTCACCTGGCCGGAGCCGATGATCGCCTCGACCTGCTTCGCGTTGCGGCCGATCTTCTTCCCGATCGCTTCGTATGCGAGGGTCAGGTTCAAGCCGCCCGCCGACACCGCCGCTTGGAAGTCGGCGAGGTCGAGCTTCGCCTTCGAGCGGATGGTCGAGAACGCGGACCCGAGCGAGTCGACGTTCACGTTCGGCGTGACGAGCTTCAGATCGCCGAACGACTGCAGGAGCTTCTCGGCGTCGCGCTGCGAGAAGCCGCCGGCGAGCAGCGATTGGAAGCGCTGGATCGCGTCGGTCGGGTCCTCGCCGAAGAAGTTGGCGTAGTCGAGGAGCCGAGCGTACGCGCCCGTCGCCGCCTTCTCGCTCTTGAGCAGGGCGGCGAGCGCGATGCCGCTGCGGTCCTTGAACCCCTGCGCGTCGGTGACGAGCTTCGCGCCGGTGGTCGCGAGGTTGACGCCCGCGCCCCACGCCTTCGCGAGGGCGAAGTACTTGACCGCGGTCGCCGCGGCCGCCTTGCCGATCGCCTCAAGGCCCTTCGTCGCCTCCTTCGCGCCCGCCTTGCCGATCTTCGACGCGGTCTTGTCGACCTCGCCGAGGACCTTCAGGATCTTCTTCCCGTCGGGCGTGACCTTGTCGGAGAGCTCGAGCGTCCACTGTTGGGTGTCGCCGGCCACAGGTCTATCCGTTCTTTCGCTTCGTGACCGACTCGAGGATCGCGCGGATGGCGGCGATGTCGAGGCGCTGTTGCGCGTCGCTCACCGCGTCGACCCACTGCGAGGGGTCGTTTTCGTCCCAGTCGCGCGCCGCCACGATCGCCTGCGCGAGGTGGTAGACGCGCTCGGCTTCTTTGCCGCGCGCTACCCGCCGCCAGGCGCGCTCAAGGCTTTTCCCGCGGAGTTCCGCAGGCCGTTGACGACGTCGGCGATCTCGGCCGCGAGCGGGACGAAGATGCCGAAGAACTCCTCGTTGATCGCCTGGAGTTCCTCCGGCGAGTGCGAGACGACGACGCGCACGCAGAGGTCCTCGGACGCGAGCTGCAGCGCGCGGAACGCCTCGACGGTCGCGCCGGCCTGGACGACCAGCGACGCGGCCTCGAACTCGAGCCACTCGCGGGTCGACGGGCGGCGGAAGATGAACGGCCGGCCGGCGACGGTGGCCTCCCACACCTTGCCGCCGTTCGCGGCGCGGCACTCTTCGAGGGTCTTCATGCGAGCGGGACTCCGTTGCGGGTGATCTTCAGGACCTTCGCCTCGATCTTCGCCTTGGTCGCGCCGGGCCCGTCCTCGGACGCGACCTCGACCTTCGTCAGCTTGTTGATCTGCGCGGCGTAGGTGATCGTCGGCTTGCCGGTCTCGGCGATCACCCACGTCATGACGCCGGGGCGGCGCATCGGCCGGAAGCCCTTGCTCAGGCAATCGGCGCAGTACGCGTCCCACAGCCCGAGGAGCAGGGTGAAGGAGAGCGTGTACTTCACGCGGCCGCGGGTCGAGCCGACCGGCGTCTCGGAGGAGCCATACTCGTCCGCGTCCTCGATCTCCACCGAGTGCGTGATCTCGGTGTTGCCCTTCAGGCGCAAGCCGAAGATCCGCACGTCGTCGGAGACGTGAGAGTACAGGTAGCCATTCGCGTCGAGATCAGCGGGGAGCGGCATCGGTCAGGCCCTCGGTGGGTGTGTCGTGTCGGGGGCGATCAGGCCGCGGCGGCGACGTTCGCCTTCGTGAAGCCGATCGAGAACTGGATGGTCCGCGCGTAGCCGAGCGGCTGGACGGAGCACGTGCCGGTGAGGGTCGAGGTGCTCAGGATGTTGTCGGTGCGGTTGCACCGCGCGCTGACCGAGCTCGCGTGACCCTTGCCGCTCTTGCTCGGGGCGTTCAGCAGCGCGCCCTCGAGTTGCCCGGTCAGGTCCGCGTCGATGTGCTGCGCCTCGGTCTCGAGGATCTTGCCGGTCGACGCGTCGCAGAGGACGGCGTCGTTCTCGTACCGCATGAGGCCGACGAGCAGCGTCGAGGCGGCGCGGTTGACGACCCGCAGGCGGGTGATCTTCGAGTAGTCCGACCCGGGGCTCGCGAACGTGGGATCGTCCGCGACGAAGAAGCCGCTCTGACGCGGCCAGGTGCGGAGGGTCAGGTAGCGCTGCCCCGCGGTGCCGTCGGACAGGCCGCCGGTCGTGCCCTCGTTGTGCTCGATGCTCAGGAGCGTCTGCACGGGGCCCGAGGCGACGCGGCCGAGGTGCTCGGAGATGTCCGAGATCGAGAGCCTCTCGAGGATGCGCCAGCCCACCGGGCGGCGGTAGGTCCGCGCGTCGATGACGCTGACCATCCGGCCGTAACCGGCGACGATGGCCATGCGCTTGTGCGAGAGCGCCTGCACGGTCGCGCCGGTGAGCGCGGTGCGCCAGGTGGCGAGACCCGACGAGTCCGCCGCGATGGGCCGCGGGGCCTCGATGATGCACATGGTGTACTTCAGGGCCGTCGACTCGAGGGTGTCGACCTTGGCCGAGACGGCGGCGAACGTGGTCGCCATCGCCGTGACGCCGAGCGCGTCGGTCGTGTCGCGGGGACGCTGCACGACGTACGCGGTCCCGTAGTCGGTGCCGGCGGCGTACACCGCGTCCATGCCGGCGGTGATCTGGGCGTCGCTGTGCGCCGGCTGCGCGCCGGTGAACGAGTAGACGTTGTCCGTCACGTACGTGCCCGCGGCGAAGTTGAGCGTGACCCCCGAGTTGTCCATCAGGTAGGTCGCGGCGGTCGCGATCGGGTTCGACCACGAGCCCGTTCCGGTGGCCGAGTCGTAGTCCAGGCAGTAGCGGAACATCGCCGTCCCGCGCGTGCCGCCGGTGGTGATCTCGACGCGCCCGACGATCTCGTCGACGGAGTTGCCGGTCAGCGTGACGGTGGGCGGCGAGGTGCCGGCCGAGGTGACCGCGGAGAGGACGCCCGCGGTCGCGGCGCAAGGCACCGCCACCACCGGGCCGTGACCCGGCGTCGCCATCAGGTGCGCCACGAGCTGCGCGAGCGGCCCGTATCCGAGCTGCGTCACCACGTCGGACGGGGCCGCGCCGGTGAACGTGTACAGCGTCGCGGCGGTGCCGAGGGTGCAGTACCCGTAGACGACGATCGTGTTGTCCGCGTCCTCGGCGGACACGGGGAGCTGACCCTCGCGGAACGTGAGGGAAGCGGAGGGGAGTGCCATGGTGCGTGTTCTCCGGGGGCGTTGCTGGCGTGCGGATGCGGACGCCCAGCGCGGCGCGCGGGCGGTGAGAGAGCGGCGGGAGGGTCAGCCCAGCGGGGGCCGCAACGTGCCGTCGTCGGTGCCGTACGGCGGCGCGGTCTTGTCGAAGTCGACCGCGGTGAGCGTGACCGGCTCGACGCCTTCGGTTTCGAGGCGTTGCTCGAGGAACGGGAGCTTGAACGACACGTCGAGGATCAGGTCAGTCTTCAGCGTCGCGGGTTGCTGCGACGACTCGGGGACCGACCACGAGTTCAGGGAGAAGGACGCGACGAAGAGCCGGCGACACGCGCTCGCGAGTCGCTGCGCCATGCGCCACGCGAGGTCGTGCGAGCTTGGGCCGCCCTTCACGCTGGCGGCGCGGCACAGGATGAGGCACCGCCACTCGCACGTCGCGAGCTCGCGCGGCGCCTTGCCGACCATCGTTGCCGGCGAGAACGCGCCGCCGAGCGGCTGCCATTCGTAGTGAGTCGGCGGGCGGTTGGTGCTCTGTTCGAGGAAGTAGCTCGGGGTCCCGTGCGCGGTCTTCAGCAGCGCCGCGACGGGCTCGAAAACGTCGGCCTCGGGCCCGAGGTAGTAGTCGGGGTCGGCCATGGGTCACCGCGAGACGCGCACGCTCTTGGTCTTCATGAAGGAGAGCCACCCGCGGTTGAGCGCCGCGGAGAGCGGCGCCTTCCACTTCGTTGGGATGGCACCTCGAGGGACGATGCGCCGAGGCTTGCCGCCCCAGCGCTTCCGGTTGTTCGACTTGCCCGCGGCGCTCTTGGACATCGCGGCGAAGAACTCGGCGGCCGAGGCCGTCCGCATCTTGCGCCAGCCCGCGTGCTGCGGGGCGAGGTACGAGGGCCCGGTGAGGACGAGGCGGATCTTCCCCTCGTTCACCTCGGTCCGGATCGTGGCCTGCGACGGCCAGCGGAGCGGCTTCCCGTCCTTCGTGGCGGGCCAGGCGCGACCCGCCGGCGACGTCCTCGAGGAGCGCGCCGAGGAGGCGAGCGCCTGCAGGGTGTCGGCGGCGATGCGCGGGGCAAGCCGCTTGCTCAGGGCGCCGGTCGCGAGGCCCTGCGCTCGGGCGAGCATGCTCCGCCACACCGCGCCGGAGCTGGTGAGACGGAGGCCCACGAGCTCACCGCCAGCCGCGCTGCGTCTCGGTGACCACGACCGATCCCGTCTTCGTGACGGTCGGCGTGGCGTCAACGAGACCGACCGGCATGATGAGGCCGCGAGCGACCTTCTCGAGCCAGTCGCGCGCCTCGGCCGCCCGATCGCGCCAGACGAAGTTGTTAGCGTCTTCGGGGTTGTGGCCGACGAGCGAGGTCATGATGTCCCACGCCGCTAGCTTGCACACCGCCTTCGTCAGGTCGGCGCCCCAGGCGGTCAGCGGGAGCTTCACACGGCCGCTCGACTGCAGGATGCCCGCAGCCTCCTCGGAAGCCGAGGCGAGCATCGCGTCGAGGTTGGCGTCGGAGATGCCTTCGGTGATCTGGCTCGAGCACCCGTGCAACGCGAGGTCGTCGCGGGTCGCGAGCGCGTCCCCCGATGCCGTCACGTCGGAGAGGGCCATCAGAGGAGCTCGCCGGAGATCACCGCGTCCATCGTCGGACCCGCCGAGCCGCCGATGAGCGCGGAGATGCGCACGAAGCGGTCGAGGCCGGTGAACATCTTGCGCTCGTAGCCGACGGTCGTCGCCGTCCACACGTTGTCCACCGCCGCGGCGGCGTTCGCGTAGTTGATGACGAGTCCGGTGTCGGTGCCGTTCGGGTCGACGACCGAGATCGTCGCGGCGGTGGTCACGCCCGAGACCCACGACTTGCCACCGTCGACCGAGTAGCGGATCACGGCGGTGCCGCGCGTGCCGAGCGTGGTGCACTCGATCCGGAGGTTGACGGGGACGAGCTGCGTCCCGGTCAGCGTGATCGTCGGCGGGGTGGTGCCCGCGGAGGTCACCGCGCCCATGACGAGCCCGGCCGGAGCCGTGGCGCTCGGCGCCGCGGCGGAGCTCGTGCGCTGCGTGAAGGCGGCGACCGTCTGCCAGCCGTCGAGGCCGTTCGGCGAGGTCTGCAGCGTGGCGTCGAGGGTCGGGTTCGTGCCTGCCTTCGCGGACACCTCGACCTGCAGCCGAGCGATACCCTTGTCGCCGACCTCGAAGACGGGCCCGATCGTGACGCCCTCGGCGAGCGTCTGCGCGGGCAGAAGCGTGACCTGCTCGACGTTCGCATGGCGGTTGTTCCGCATGCGGTAGCCGGAGCCGGCAACGGGGAAGTAGACGGGGACAGCGTTGGTGGCCATGAGATCAGCTCCCGACCGCGGCGATCACCGCGTCAGCTTCGCGCCGGTTCAGACCGGCGATCCTGGTGAGTTCCTCGGCTCGCGCGCCGATGACGTCCTCGGTGCACTGGTATCCGGCTGCGACGAGGCGCGCGTAGCCGGGGAGAGCCGTCGAGAGCGCCGTGCCCGCGATCTCGGATTGCTTGGTGCGCAGCGCCACCTGCAGCCCGTCCTGACCGCGCACTCGGGCCTCGACGGACTGCAGGAGCAGGTAGCGACGGAGGTGCATGGAGCCCTCCTCTCACGCGCCGATCAGAGACCGGCGGCGTTGTGGCGGATCTTCACGACGCCGGGCAGCGGCTGGCCGGGGAGCCGGACGTAGCGGTGCGCGACGCTGTAGAGGTGCGCGGCGTAGATCACGCTGTCGTTCGCGGGGACCGGCACGCTCTGCAGGACGCCGGCGTACTGGGCGTTGTACCAGAACGCGATCGCCTTCTTCTTCAGGAGCAAGCTCGTGTGCTTCAGGATGGACTTGAACGTCCAGTACTCCGTGGTCGCGAGCACGGTGCCGACCGCGATGGCGACCGTGATCCCGAGCTTGCCGCCCGCGGGGTCGAGCGGGTCGATGAGCTCCACGGTCGCGGCCGACGTGTAGTAGTCGTCGGCGGTGTAGGTGTTGCCACCGTCGATCGAGAGCTTGAACTTCCACGTCCCGCGGGCGCCCACGGTCGTGGCCATGATCTTCACGTTGACGGGCCGGACCGGGCCGGTGCCGCCTTCGCGGTTGGTGGTGCCGGAGACGGTCAGGACCGGGACGCCGCCCGAGGTGACCGCGGTGAGCGCCGAGTTGTCCACCGGGAGGCGGTCGGACACGATCAGCGGCTTGCCGAAGATCATCGGGGGGACGCCGGGCTCGTTCGGCTGGACGAGGATCGGGCGACCCGTCGAGTCCTTCAGCTTCAACATGTCGATCATCGTCTTCGAGTGCACGGCCAGGGCCGCGACCTCGTCGAGCGAGCCGAAGTCGCCCCACAGCCCGAGGGCGTCGACGAGCAGGTCGTAGTCGAAGTTCCTCGGGCTCGTCGACGAGTAGACATCGAGCACGAGCTGGTTGTTGCCAGCCACCGCGGCGTCGATCACCTTCTTGTCCGCGTAGCGCTCGGAGGCGGCGAGGATCTGACGCGCGTACTCCTCGTACGGCGACACGCCGGGCACCGGGACGCTGTTCGCCCAGGTGGTGAGCTCGAAGTTCATGGTCCCACGGTCGACGGTGCCGTACTCCTTCGTCATCGACGGAGTCTTGGCGGTCGCCGCGGACCCGTCCGAGGTGCTCTCGAACTCGCCGAGCGAGCCGAAGTAGGGCACGGACACCTGCGAGCCGATGGCGCTCGGTTCGGCCTGCGGGAAGTTACCCATCGCGACGACGATGCCGAGCGACGCGGTGCGAGCGCCCATGAAGGCGGTCTGCGACGCGAACGCGCCCTGCACGGCCTCGGCGAAGAGCTCGGGGATGATCTGGTTCGACTTGGTGATGGCGGCCATTTGAAGTGCTCCGGGTCAGTGGGGTTCGGGCGTGCAGAACCGCGCCACGTGCCGAGGCACGTCGCGGATGGAGTGGCGGTGGGGGGGGGCGCGGCGGTCAGCCGGGCTTCGGGGCGTTCTTCTCCGACTCGTGCGCCATGCGCATCGCGTCGAAGAGGTCCTTGTTCGTGGCGTGGAGCTGCTCGCGCTCGGACCACGAGAGGTCGGCGTACTTCTTCCCGTTGAACGAGAGGTCGACGGGGCTCGACGGCTGCTTCGGCGCGGGCGGCGGATTGCGCACGCTGGCGATCGGTCCGATCTTCGGGAGCGCGGTGACGATCGCGCGGAAGTGCTCGAGCCGCATGGTCGGCGCCGCGGCGGCGAGCGCCGCGACGAGGGCGGGAGTCACGCGACGCTCGTTGCGCGCGGTCGCGAGGAGGGCGTCGACGGCGCCGCGCTTCTCGGCCCGCTTGCTGCCGAGGAGCTGCGCCTGCAGCGCGCGGACCTTCATGGAGAGCGCGCGGACCTTCGGATCTTCGTCCTCGTCCTCTTCGGCCGCAGGGGCGTCCTCGCCACCAGCGGAGCCGAGCTCGTCCTCGCTGGCCCACTTGAACGCGGACCCGTCGTCGGAGAACTCGACGGCATAGTGAGGGCCGTTGCGTACCTCGGTCACGGTGGCGCTGCGGTCGCCGACCATGACCTCGTCGCCGACCTCGAAGGCCGGGGCGGCGGGCTCGTCACCATCGGGCTCGACGGCGGGGACGTCGTCGGTCTTCGGCATGTCCTCGTCTTCGGCGGCGAGGGTGCGGACGCGGGGCTTGCTGGGGAGCGACATGGTGGTCTCCGGGGCGGGGGCGGATGCGGTCGGGTGAGACGCCTGCGCGCCCATCGGCGCCGACGTGGGGGACGTGGAGAGCGAGGCGAGGACCGCCTCGAAGGACATGAGGTCGTCGGCCATGCCGGCCGCGACGGCGGATGCGCCGACGAGGCACGCTCCCTTGCCGAAGCGACCGAGCACGGTCTCGACGCTGACGCCGCGATAGGCCGCGACGCGGGAGACGAAGACGGAGGCGAGTTCGTCGACCTCGGTCTGGTAGACGGCGCGCCCGTCCTCGGTGGTGACGTCGGGCCGCTTGTTCGGCGACTGCGAGGACACGATCTCGATGTCCTTCGCCGACGATGCGCCCGGGTTCGGCACCGCGCGCACAACACCGATCGAGCCGACGCTCGCGGTGTCGCCCACGTGGATCCGGTCGCACGCCGCGGCGATCCAGTAGGCCGCGCTCGCGCCGGTGCCGCCCACGTACGCGTGGATCGGCTTGCGGCCGCGCGACGCGTAGATCATCGCCGCGAGCTCGGAGATACCGTTGGCCTCTCCGCCGGGCGAGTCGATGTCGAGGACGATCGCGGACACGTCCTCGGTGTCGAGCGCGAGGTGCAGGTCGGTGGCGAGCACCTGCACCGACGTCGCGCCGCTCACCTCGGAGAGGACGTTGGCGCGCCGGAAGATCGGCCCGTGCACGGGGATGACGGCGACGGAGCCGCGCATCTCGACGGCGCGCGTGTTCTCGAGGGGGCGCCCGAGTTCCTTCGCGACCGCCTCCGGCCCCGGGCCCTCGCGGTTGGCGATGGTCAGGATCGTCGAGAGCCACGTCGGGCTGATCGCCCACGGGATAGCCGCGGCAAGGTGCATCAGTCGGTGCATGGGGGCTCACTCCGCCGCGGCGGCGTTGGCGTCGTTCTCGGGGGCAGGCATCGCGTCGACACTGGACTGCGACGGGGAGGCGACGGACACCGCGGCGGCGGGCGTCGCGTTTGGCACGGGACCGATCCGAAGTTGGTCACCACCCTCGATGGGAGCGAGACCGTTCCGCTTGCGCGCTTCGTTCGGGGTCTCGATGCCGGCACCGACGAGGGTCGCGTCGGCCTGGGCGTCCATCTGACGCACGGCTGCCTTCGCGGCCGCGTCGTCGATCGAGAGCGTGTCCCACCACGGCGCGGGGCCGTTGGCGCGGTTGCCGTAGTTGTACTCCGCGAAGAAGCACGTCGACTGCGCACGCAGGCACATCGGGAGGGTCTTCCCGTCCATGCGCGTGCGGCCGTGGAGTACCCGCCCGTGCAGCGAGGCGGCGCCCATTGTGCCGGTCCCCGCCTGCGTCGTCAGGTTCTGACCGAGCCACGAGACCGCGATCCCGTTGTCGGCCGTGTCGATCTGCAGCTTGAAGTTGTCCTGCGACCGCGCGACCGACTCGATGAGCTTCAGGTGTTCGCCGGGGTTGAGCGCGATCGCCGTGTTCCGGCCGATGCCCTGCAGGTCGGAGACGAGTTCGTCGCGCTGCGTGCTCGTGCCGAGCCCCGCGCCGGAGTCCTTCTCCGTCTCGGTGACCCACACGCCCTGTCCGAGGCGCTCGGAGTAGCCGCCCCAGTCGAGCCGCGCGTACTCCTTCAGCAGGCACCACCGTGCGAGTGCGCGATACGCCCCGTAGATCCACGGTCGCGAGATGCCGTGCGGCGTGTAGAGGATCCACTCCCCGTCACCGGGGACGATGGGGATCTTTTCGGTCGCTGCGCCGCCCTGCGACACCTCGACCATCCACACGTTCTGATCCCAGTCCCACGAGAGCCATCGGGGCGACCACACCTCGAGATGCGGGACGAGCAGACCGTCGTCGTCGTAGGCCCACGCGTTGCGCGCGAGCCCGATGCCGAGCCCCACGCCCCACTGGTGCAGCTTCTTCAGCTCCGCTTCGGGGTACGCGACCTCCCACACCGAAGCGAGGGACGACGCGACCCGCGGGCCAGTGCGTCCGTCGCCGCGGGGCTGGAGTTCGAAGGGGAGCCCGAGAAGCGCGTCCGAGCGGGTGTCGCTGACCGCCATGACGCGGTCGTCGCCGAACATCCATTCGCACAGGTCGGCGGCGAGTCGGAGGTTGCCGCTGTTCGCCGCGATCTCCGCGCTCCGGATGAGCGTCGGATTCCAGGCGTACCAGTAGCGGGCCGACGGCTCGCGCAGGACCTTGGCCATCGGGAGGGGTTCAGCGTGTCGAGAGGTTGATCACGTGACGGCGGGGAGCGACGGCGCCGACAACGTGGGTGTCGGGCTGCGCCTCGAAGCAAGCGAGAGCGAGCGCGTCGGCGTCGTCGGGGGAGCGACCGAGCCGCTCGGCGACGTCGCGCTTCGACTCGAGCCGGACGCGAAGCCGCTCGTCGTAGTCCGACTGCACGCCGAGGAGCTGCGCCTGAAGACCTGTGTCAGCGGGGATCGCGCCGACGTCGAGCCAGGCCCGCATGGAGCCCCACACGTGCGCTCGGCAGTCCTTGAATCCCGGGTCGAGGCTATTGCTCTGCGACGTGACCTCGACGATCCCGATGCGGATGCCGCGCGAGGGCTCGCACCGCTTCAGGAAGTCGGCGACCCCGTTGTTGTTGGTCTGGTCGATCTTGACCCGGACGTACTCCCCGGGCCGTGCGCGGCGCTCGATCTCGGAGAGGATGATCCCGGCGACCGTGCCGTTGTCGGCCTTCTGGCGCGTCTCGATGCGGTCGACCCACAAGCCGCGCCGGAACGCGATCGATGTGGAGTCCTTGCCCATGCGGGCGGGGTCGACGCCGACGGAGAGCGGCTGCGCGAGGTCGTCGGTCGAGGGCTGCGGGGTCCACCGGCGTTGCGCGGCGAGCACCGCCTCGAGGCCGATGAACGCGCGCTCGTCCTGCGCGGCGAAGAGCCCGAGGATCTTGACGAGGAACTGCCACGAGCTCCGGCCCCATTCGCGGGCGCGTTGCTCGATGTACTCCGGGCGGGCCAGGCCGGGGACGTGGCCCTCGCCGGTCACGTTCGGCGACTCCTCGGACGAGACGTGGATCCCGTGCCAGAAGTCGGCCTTGCGGTGGAAGGCGTCGAAGAAGTAGCCGACGTTCCGGGTCGGGTTGCCGGCGAGGATCATCTTGCCGCCGCCGGCGCGATTGCCGTCGAGCGCCTCGAGGATCTTCTCGTCGATGCCGGACGCTTCGTCGACGACGAAGAGCATCTCTGGGCCGGAGTGGCCGAGGTACTTCTCCGTCTTCTTCGTCTCGGCCGCGGAGAAGCCGAACACGGCTCGCCCGTCGGACCATCGGATCCCGTCTTCGCAGTCGGAGAGCGCGGTGCCCCCGAGCTCGACGAGCGCGCCGCCGTCCCGCAGGCGTTCCTCGAGGGACTTGCCCCCTGCGTGGAGCCGGACGATCTCGGCGTAGAGCCCGTCCTGTGCCTGGATGCCGGACGGGGCGCAGAAGATAACCTTCGCGCGCCGGCGGGTGCAGACCCACCACAGGATGATGCACGCCAGGGCGAGGGTCTTCGAGACCTTCTGCCCCGCTCGGATGGCGACTGAGTCGTGGTCTCGGGCCGCCCGGAGCATCTCGGCAAACCGAGACCAGAGCGTGACCTGAAGGATCTCGACCGCGAAGGCGACCGGGTCGTTCCGGTAGCGACGGGCGAGGCGCGCCCCGAGCTCTTCGACCTCGGTCACGGCGCGTCGAGGAGGCTCAGGATGCGGTGGAGGACCGGGCGCAGGCGCTGGCCGGTCGCCTGCCTGGTGTCGGCGGGGACCCGTTCGAGCGCGCCGGCGATCTCGTGGAGCTCGGGAAGGTGTCGGGGGACGACGTCGGCGAGCCAGTCGGCCGGGGCCTTCGACCACCGGGCCGCGTCGGCGTGGGTGGCGGAGAGGAGCAGCGAGGCCAGGCCGTCGAACTGCCGTTCGCCCTTCGAGTCACGGCCCCGGATCTTGGCCGCCCTCTCGAGGAGGTTGCTGTAGGTGGTGAGGATGCGCGCCCGGATCGGCGGGGTGAGTCCCGGCGTCGCGAGCACCTGGTCGAGGCTGGCGAGCTGCGCTTCGAGGCGGTCCGCCGGAGCCATCGCCGCCAGGGCGCTCGGAGCTCCGGCCGGCGCGATGGTCGGCTCGGGGCGCCTGTTCAGCACCTTGTTGACGGTGGCGAGCGCGACGCCGAGCCGCTTGGCGATCTCCCGCTGCGGTTGCCCCTGCTCGCCGAGCGCCTCGATCTTCCGCGCTACTTTCGCGCTGATCGGTCGGCCCATGTTCTATGTCGCTCCCCGGTCGCCGCCGGTCTCGCGCGATTCCAGGGCCATTCGCCGCCGGTCTCGTTCGCGAACCGTTCGGCGTTTTGCGGTCTCAGGAATCGGGG